GCGATTGAGACGGTGAGATTTGATGAGGATTGTCCATCGGGCTTTCACTTTTATGATTGTTGCTATTGTGCTAGAGCCTTAGAAAAGGGCTTGAAAATCGGGGTGGGGGATGTTATGATTACTCACGAATCTTCCGGTCTGAGAGAATTTACAGAAGATTGGAAAGCTGGGGAGAAATATTATTTGGAGACATATGGACAATAAAATTATGCAAAGAGAAATAGAATTTAGAATTTTTGATAAAACAATGAAACGCTGGCTTTGTCCAGATTCACAATATTTGGTGATGGATGGTAGTAAAGTATTACCCGCTCCGTGGTCATCACTTGAATTTGACGTTGGCGATGATAACTTTATAATCCAACAATATACTGGATTAAAAGATAAAAACGATGTTAAGATTTTTGAGGGTGATATTATTGAAACACCTAACGAAAATTCAAAATTTGAAAATATTATTATGTCTGTTGAATATCCTTTCATCACCAAGAAATCGAATATCGTAGAAGTGATTGGTAATATTTTTGATGTTTCATATCAGGTTAAAATTATTAGACAAACTAAATGAGTGAAAGAAAATTAATATCAACGATAAATTATGATCAACACGAAATTATTCGTGACATAATAAAACTTCATTGCCCCCAAGGTATTGAATTAGACCCAACATACTCAAAGGGTAATTTTTATAATAAATCAGGAATTAATGAGCCTCTAAAGAAGTTTGATTTGTTTCCACAAACAGACGATACTATACAGGCAAATGCGAATAATTTACCATGTTTGCATAATAGTATTTCATCAATAATTTTCGACCCGCCTTTTCTGGTAGGATACACGAAGCAAAAACCATCTGGAATTATTGGAAAAAGGTTTCATGGTTTTAGATATATAAAAGACCTTTGGAAGTGGTATTCTGAATGTTTGGAAGAATTTTATAGAATACTTGAACCAAACGGAACGCTTATAATTAAATGCCAAGACACCGTAAGTAGTGGAAAACAATGGTTTTCACATATATACATTATGAATGAATCGGAAAAAATTGGTTTTTATAATAAAGACCTTTTCATATTACTGGCTAAAAATAGAATTATTGGACATAATCACAGCAACCAACAACACGCGAGGAAGTTTCATTCCTACTTCATTGTTTTAAAAAAACGGGGGTAATATTTAACACATAATTTTAATGAGCAATATAGATTTTGATTATTTTGAAAAGGTTCTGGTAAAGAACGCGATCACGAATGGGGCTTATCTGGCTTCCATCGCTGATTACGTTCAACCAAAGTATTTTACAGACAAGAATATTGCCAAATATTTTGAGATTGTTGCAGAGTTTTACGATAAACGACAATCTCTTCCCACTTTTTCTGAAGTTAAGACCTATCTTACAACAGATGAACTCAAGACCAACTTCAAGAAGTTAATTGAGTCCTTTAAGGAGATTGATTCTAACCATAATGAGGATGAATTGTATCAAAATACAGAAAGATTCCTCAAGGAACGAGGGATGTATCACTCTATTTTGGAGTCAGCGGAAGAAATATCGGAAGGAGAAGCGGATACATCCAAGATTGTAGAGAAATTTGAGAAGATTGCAGGTATCAACCTCAATGTTGATAAGGGAATTGAGCTTTATGGTGATAAGGAGAAGATTATTGAGGACATTTTGAGTGATGAGACTATGATCTCTTCCAAATGGCAATGGTTGGATGAGGCACTTGGAGGAGGATTTCAAGAAGCTGGTAAGGCATTGTATGTGTTTGCAGGACAATCCAACATCGGTAAGAGTATCTTCCTTGGTAATGTGGCAGCAAACATGGCATCTCAAGGTAAGCATGTGCTTGTGGTGACTCTGGAGATGTCTGAAACACTCTATGCCAAGAGAATCGCGTCCAATGTGACGAAGATTCCCATGAAGGAGTTCCGTAATTGTATTCCAACTCTCCGTCATGCACTGGAAGAGGAGCATAAGAACACGGATGGTAGGATTTACATTAAGGAATTTCCCCCATCCACAATTACCCCCAAGCAATTGGGAGCTTTCATTAAGAAAATGAAGGATTCTGGTGTCCGTATTGATGCTGTGGTGATTGATTACCTTACTTTGCTTACGGCTGCTGGTGATAATTCTTATGAGAAGGGTAAAAACATTTGTGAGCAAATCAGAGCATTATCGTATGTGTTCAAGTGTCCTATAGTATCCGCAAGTCAAATTCGGCGTTCGGAATATGGTGGAGAACCCGGATTGGAGTCCGTATCAGAATCGATTTCAATATCGACCACTGCTGATGTGGTGGTTTCCATCTTCCAGAACGAAGAAGATCAGGAAATGGGTGTAATTCGTCTAGGAATGATGAAAAACAGATTTGGAATGCGTGGAACGGTGCAGACTATGAGAATCGATTATCAAACGCTCACTGTATATCAATCGGATGATGAGGAAGAAATTATGGACAATGACGAATTGGACTTATTGCAGAAGCTATCGTCTTGACAAATCGATAAAAATTATTAATTATGGATATGTCAAAAGTTTTCACTTGGGTTAATAGTGATCTAGATGGAATTGGATCAACAATTCTTTTGGGGAACATATTTAAAAATTTTGAGTATCGCCATTGCTTTTTCGGTAAATTTGAAGAGCAATATCTACCATGGGCTAAAGAAAACGCAGAGGATTATGATAAAATCTTCATCGTCGGCATGGTTCTAGATCAAAATCTTATCAAAAAGATTGATGATCATCGTGTGGTATTCGTTTCAGACCGTCCTGAAGACTTTAAAACATGGGATTCCACCATAATTCAGGAAGAAGGTGGTTCCACAACCAAACTTTTATACAAAAAATTCAAAGAAAAGGTGGAATTTACGAAAGATTTGAAGAAATTATTCCTTTATGTGGATGATTACAATTCCTATGATTTAAAACACGAAGAAACCAAGTATCTCAATGCTCTTTACCGCAAATCGGGAGGTAATCGCTTCATCAACTTTGTAAATCGCTTCTGGAACGGGTTTGATGGGTTCACCACTACGGAAGTTAAGATTGCTGATAGCTTTTTTGAGGAATTGGAGAAGGAATTGGAGAACATTCAGCTATTCACTGGAGAATGGGAAGGATTTAAGGTCGTTTCTGCCATTTCCAAATTCTCAGTCAATGAATTGTCCCATTCCATCATGGAAAATTACCAAGGAGACGCTGTAATTGTCATGAATCCAGACACTCAATTCGTTTCTTTTAGAAAATACAAGGGATCGGAGGTTGACATTGCTAAAATGGCTGGTAAGCTTTGTGACGGTGGTGGCGGCGAATGGGCATCAGGAGGCAAAATCACCAAGGAATTTTTAAAATTTAGCGAAACATTGAGAGAAATTTAAATTATGAGTAATCCTTCATCTGCAATTATAGAAAGCGAGAGTGATCACCTATTCATTTGTTATTGTTCATTCGTGAACCATCTCAAAGGTAAGAAATTATCTATTCAGAACGTTTTTGTGACTACTCTCCAAGAAGAGAAACTGAAAACGATCCTGAAAACGATCTTGTCCCTTGACTCTGATCAGGAACTTGTTAAGGTGTTTCTAGAATATGATCCTACTATATCGCGCAGCAAATTTGTCACAAAATGGGTAAACGGCGAACAGAAGAAGAAGCAGCAGAAGCAGAAATGATAAACACCATAGTTATCAGTGATATTCACTTGGGAACACCCGTTTCACAACAGAAAAAGGTGCTAGAAGTTCTTAAAAAGAATTTCGGGACTCTGATCATAAATGGCGATCTTTTTGACAGTGATAATTTTAGACGTTATCAAAAAGAAGATTGGAAAATACTATCCAAAATCAGGAAATTAACAAAAACACATAAAGTAATTTTGGTCAAAGGTAATCACGATCCTGATGTTGAATTTTTAAGTGCCATCACTGGCATGTATTTTGTGGATAATTATTCCTTTGAAGTGGGGGGTAAGACATTCTATGTGGAACATGGGGATAAACACGATTTTTGGATCAATCATCGACCACTTGTGACATGGTTTTTCACTGGCTTGTATTACCACATTCAGAAATTGGACAAACGAAAGAATCTTTCCAGAAAAATTAAAGGGTGGAGTAAATCTTGGATTGAAGCTAAAGAAATTGTTCGAACAAAAATGTTGAAAAAACATTCGGGGTTTGATTACGTATTGGCTGGACATACGCACTATCCTGAAATTTATGTTGAAAATGATATGACCTATATCAACAGTGGTTCTTTTTGTGACGAGGAGTGTTCCTACATTGAAATCGATAATTTTGGAAATGCTAAATTGAAGTATATATGACTGACTTCCAAAAAAGAATATACAACTCCCATCTGGCGATTTCTCGTAAGATGCGTGATAAGCCATTTCGGATTAGAAAGAATTTCTCCGATATGAATCAATCCAAATTGGATTATCTCGCTTCTCTGGAAAGATTCTTCAATAGCTATCAGAATATTAAAATTGATGATTATTTCTCTGCTCCTTATAGGATTTTCGATGGGGATGATTATTTTGATCTGGAATTCTTCTTGACTTCCAAGGCAAAGAAGGCATATTCGCAGTATATGAAGAAGATTGAGATGGATGATCCTGATTCTGAAAGCTCTCTCAAGCGACTGGTCGATAG